GCTCCGACATCTGAAGTGCTTGGGCTTGTGCCTGTTGCTCCTCCAATGTCACCAGATGCAAATGCGCCTTGTCCGTTTAATGGACCTGGCGGTGTTGTTGAGCCTGGATAATTTTTTACTATATCTTTTTCCGACATATTTTTCACCTCCTAGTGATTTTACTTATTGGAATAAGTCGGCTGTTTTGAGGAAACGGCCTCCCCATAGGGATTTTTGAACCTGTTGAACAGGCTCCTGCACGATCTCGCCTAGATCGCCAGACTTGCGGAAAGCGGTGTCTTTTTCGACCATATCTACTCGCTTTCCAAACTCATCGAAAGAACCCTTAACTTCTTTTACCTCATTTGATACAGACTGTACTTGACCTGTAACGGCTTCAAGGGACTTCGTAATAGCATCAACGGTTGTCTGCATAGACTTTACCGTATCTGCTAGATTGCTCAAGGCATTAGTTAGAGTATCGTTGATTGAAGCTACTGCTTTAGTAACTTTCTCTGTTGCGTTAACAACAGCATCAACTGAATCAACCGCTTCTTCAACAACAGGTGCTTCTTTAGCCTCTGGTGCCGTTTCTGCTTCTGGCTCTGTAGCAGGTGTTTCCTCTGTAGGAACTTCTACTGGAGCCTCTTCTACAGCAACTGCTGGAGCCTCTGGAGCAACCTCAACATTTTCATGCAACTCTACTGTCTCAGCACCTTGTGCTTCAACAATTGTTGTTGTTTCTTCTGTCATAGGATTTTCCTCCTCTGTCATCTTAATTGTTCTAATGCCTTTTGCACTATCAACTAAGAACTTTATTTTTTCTGCATTTTCTGAATCTGTTTTTTCAACAAAACCAATATTTTTCATAGGCTTTCCAGATGTTGGGCTGTCTACTGAGTTATCTTCTGATAATAATACAATGTCATTATCTGAATCCCAGAATACATTTCTAACTTCCGTTTTTGACAAATACCCGCCTACTATGTTTTTGCCATCTACTTTTTCAATAGATAAAATATTTGCAAATTGGTTTGCTGGATTATCTACTAAAGATAATTCAAACAATTCATATTCTTTAATTATGCGTATTGATTTATCAAGGCCTTCATCAAAAGAGTCATCTGACTTTGTAATGTTACCGCCAATAGAAAAACCAGTAAGTGTGCCATCTAGAACCTTTTCCCAGGTATCTTGTGCACCTTTTGAAACATATGCAGATACATATACTCCGCTATAAAACTTTTTTGTTCCTGGATCAAAATATTTTTCTTCTTTAAAATCAACCATTTTGCCAACTGCCGCTGGCTGATGCATCTCACGGATATTACCACGAAACTTTGAAAAAGCATTCATTGACGCTTCTTTTGTGACAATATCCATCTGCTTATCAATGTTATCTAGTGATGCAAAACCAGACACGATTCTGCGCTCTTGGTCTACTTTACCAAAGGGCATTGAGAGGCGAACATTGTCACCATCTGCAATCCAGTGTGCTTTATTTATAGTCATGACAGTCCTATTATAGCAAACCTTTTTAAGGTTTTCTCAATTATTGAGACGCTCGACCTTCTCCTTGTGGATTTCTGCCTGCAAGCGTGGCTGGAGAATCTGAAGAGTTGTTTGCTCTTTGTGAATCTCTCTCACGATTACCAGCAAGGTTTGCTCTTGCATCTGTAGCTTGTCTTGGAGTCATGGTAAATGGAAGATTACCTTCTCCATCTGGTCTTGGTGGCATGTCAATTAATTCACGAGCTTCATCAGGTGTCATGACTTGTGTTTTAATGTATCGTTCAATAATTTGAGATTGAGCAATCTCATCTGTAAGTGTAAGTTCGTTAAACTTAAGAGTTAAGATGTCTGTTTTTTCTTTAATAATCTTGTTAATAACCTTTTCAAGCTGTGCTTGTGCTGGACGAGCAACTTGTTCTTTAAAAGTTCTATCCTGTGACATTGCAGCGGCAATTGCACCAGAATCTGATCCACCAAGTTTTGAAATAGGTACTTGATGAGCAACTAAAATATCATCACGATTTTGCTTGCGATATCTCTCAAATGATGCTTCCTGGATGGCTGTTTCTACAGGCTCCATCTTAAATTCAACCTTATTGTTTTCAGTATCTCCAGGAAGTGGAATATAAAGAGTTCTATGATTTTGACCTTTTAAGCCTGTTTGCAAGAATCTAAACAGCTTATCTTCTGCATCTGCAGATAACTTTGCACCCTTTACTGTAATTATATATCTTGGAGCTCCCTTGTTTTGGAAGTAATCAATATTATATTGAGCAGCAAGTGAGTCACCAATTAATGAGGATACCGCTGAAATAATATCAGGAATGCCATAATATGTATTAAGGGGTGAATATTCTTTAATATGAATAATTTCATTTGGGCGTGTATCTGTTGTCATAGGGTTTTTATTGTTTGCCCCAAAGTTACGGAAGTAAACAACCTTTTGCCCAATGATCTGAACAAAGCCATCTCTTAGTCTTCTGACACGAGTAGTGGTTGATGGGATGTGTCCAACATAACCAATCTCGCCAGTTACTGTTCTACCAATTTCAATAAAGCCATTACCAGTTGCTTGAAGATCTGTGTAAACTTTTTCCATTGTGATAGTAAAGGAGTCATCTTCATTTAGTGACTCTACCCATTCACGCATCTCAAGTTTCATCTTTTCAATTCTACGACGAGCGCGATCTACTGCACCTTGATCATCATTTGATTGAAAGCGTAACATTGTTCTATCTGTAATATCAAAACGGTATCCAAGACCTACAACATTTTCTACCTTTGCATCAATAGCAGCATGATTTGCAAAAGATGTATCATAATAACTTGCTAATTCATACATGTTATAAGGTGGAGTAATTACATCAAATAGGCCATAGCCATTTCTATATACCGTTCCAGGATTAATTTGCTTTGATTCAGCACCATCTCCAGCAGGTATTGCATTGGCAGAACTAAGATATTGTGGAGTTGGCTCTATGCCATTATAAGCATATGTTGATTTTGAAACACTTCTTGATGTTTTTCTTTTAAAGTTTTGATCAATGCCAACATATTCTTTTAAAACTGTCCAATCTTTTCCAAATGGATCACTGCCTTTAAATATGTCTTCAGGTTCATCCTGTGTTTTAATATTTGCTTGAATAAAATCATAATCTTGACTCATGCTTCGTACGCATCTCTTCCATGTTTTTGAAGTGTATCTTGTGCTGCTTTCCATGCTCCAAGATCATTAAGAGATGGAATTAATCCTTGCTTCATTCTGTCTAGTTGAACTGAATGCTCTTCTTCTGTAATTCTTGTAAGACCTGGAACAAATACTGCTTCGCCTTCACCATCATCGCCATAATACTTTGCAGCATCTCTTAGCTTTGCAATCTGGCCAATGTCTCCACGAGTAGACTGTACATTTAAAATACTGCCTTCTCCATCTGTAAACCACTTGCCATCTGATTTTTTATATACATACAAGCCCCAGTTATATTTCTTTTCAATAACCTGACGACGTACATTTCCTACAATAGGCTTACCTGTTTTTGGACTAATTAACGGATTCATGTATTAAAGTATACCAGATTAAACGGCTGTACCCAATCTAATGGTCCAGGTTGTGTCATTATAGACCTTAACCTTGTCTGAATCAAAGATCATGCCTTCATTATCATCAATAATAATCTTATTAGTTCCAATATATGTTTTATATACGTCTGAAGGCAGAACTCCATATAAATCTGATGCAGAAATAACAAGAACACCTTCCCAATTAAAACTATTTAACCAAAATTCCCAGTCAAAACTTGTTACGCCGTCTGTTTGAACTTTAAGCCAAGGTCTAAGAAGATTACTTTGAACCTGCTGTAAATTGTTTGCCTGATAATATGCAACATTATTAAATACAAGTGGTCCAGTTAGATTAATTGCTCCAATATATAAATCAAAGCTTAATGCATTGCTAAAGGCAAGCCCCATAACTGCCCATTCTTTAACTGTTAATACTGGCTCTCTTACTATTGAACCGTTTAAGAAATAAGATATTCCATTATAAAGTGTATTAGTTAATGAGCTGTTTGCATAAATTCTTGCTCTGGTACCCTCTGGATTATCAGCAACCATGTAGAACTTAATTGTGTCACCTTTATACTCTATCTCAAAAATTTCAGTAGGTGTTATTGGGAATACATCTTGATCGTATCTCATCCAAACTTGAGCAGCGCTAATACGATAGTTGTCTGCAACGTTTTGATTAATTGGTATTGCTATGCCACGACTTACCAGCGGATCAAAACTTCCACGAATTTCTACTCCTGATGTTCTATTAAGATAAAGATATGGAGTACTTGCTTTGTAAATACTAAAAGGATTCTTTGCTTTGTAATCATAATATAATCCAGATCTAGTATATGGGAACATGTCTATTCCAAATCTAGTGCCGACTGGATTAAATGAGTTATCATTAAAGGCTTGTGATGCAATGTCTAATCTTCTTAACTGAATAGGCTTTCTTAAGATGCCACGAATATTAAAGTCAAGGTGATAGACAAGTGCAAGATCGTTAAAGTCTACAGTTTGTGATGGATAGATAAGGGTGTTGTCTACTACTTCAAACTTTGTTAATAGCCAGTCTGGATAATCATTCATATCAATGATTGCACCCTCTTTTGCTGGAAGAACTGTTGTAAATGATCCTTGTGGTGCGTTTGCTCCTGTTGATATATATTGAAAAGTTATATAGCTTCTAATAGATGCATCTGTTGTATCATATTCATAATATTTTTCTGCTCTTTCAGCCATATCTTGATAGTTGTTCCAGCCAGTAAATAAATTATTATCTAATTGCAAGTATGTTCTTTGAACTGGGTAAGAGTAGTATTCTTTTAATTGATCATATGTCCAAGAACTTGTTGTTTCAAATTCCGCTAATTTTGTAGGAGAAGGGTATCCAAGATTAAACTGCAAAAAGTCTAAATCATAGTATTGATTTCCGACATCGTTAGTTACAAACTGAGCAAAGTATGAAAGCGGCATATAGTCTTCCCAATATCCAGAAACACCAATATCTAAGAAATAAGATCCATATGCTTGCAGTGGTAAGATTGTATAGCTTGCTGTATGTTGAAGAAGCTCAATTGCATTTGCTGACTCTGCTGATCCAGTTGCTAAATAACTATCTATGATTGCTATACCATTGTCTTCAAAATTACTTGTTATTTCAAAAGCATTATAAGATGTGGAAAGTCCTATAGAATATATTTTTCCAGTAAACTGGTAGTTAATATCTTCTTCTCCACCAACATACATCTTTAATCCATTTTGATTGCCAAAAAATGTAGCAACATTGCCACCAAAATTAGTTACAAGAGATTGAATCTCAATACCTGCTGCAAACTTTTCATCAGATACAATAATATCTGTTGTATATATTTCTTCTTCTACTCCATTAAATAATAGATAATAATGAATCTCATCTAGGTCTTTTCTAATACTAAAAGAATTACCTGTTAGGGGACTATAAATTTTAAATAATGTTTCTTCCGTTGATAAATTATTTGATGAAAATACACCGTAGATAGTGTGTATTGGATCACTTAAAACACTAAAGTTTGAAAAGTTAAAATAGCATCTTTCTGAGTTCCAGGAGTTATCTGGTCTAAATGTTATAAAGTTACTGTCTGTTGGATCTTGTATATCTTTGTTGTCTGTGTACAATTGTGTCAGTGTCTTTGATCCAAGAATTATGTCTGGCAAAGAATACTGTGGGGTTGTAAGAGATGTTGTTGTTGTTCTTAGATTATCAAATGTTCCTTGATCCCACTTGGCAAAACTAGGATAGTTATAGTTTGATGTGTAATCAGCAAAAGAGTAATCAATAAATGCAGCACTACCGCCATAAGCAGAGTTAATTCCTTCTGGAGAAAGAACTCCTTGACCATAAACCCATCTACGCTTTGCAACGTTAATCGCAACAGAGTATGGATAAATAGCAACACAATCAATTTCAACTGGAGTTACATCTGTGTATGAGTAAAAACCAAGCCAGTCTTGACTATCTCCAAACTCATCAAGTATGTCAGGCAATACAAGGGTATCTGTATTGATTGGAAGATTGATAACTTCTTCTCCATTTAATAACACTGTTGCATTGTTTCTAATTATTCTAACATGAATAAGCATTGGTCTAAACCACTCGCCAACAAAGTGTGAAGAAAATTCTTGACCTATAACAAGTGTAAGAAATCCTGACTCAACATATAAACCATCATTAGATGAAATTGGACCAAATACTTTTTTTGGCTCATATGCATTTGAGTTAATTCTTGTCCAAAATTCAACAGTGTATTCTTTATATTGTCCAGATTTATTTAAAAATCCTTTTCCAGGAACAATGAGAGATGGTTTGTTGTTAGAGTTTGGTGTAGTTCTTGTAATATTGCTTGCACCATAAACCATAGGCACTCCGCTATTTCTTGCAACCAAAGCATTATTGTCTACTAAATAATATCCAACTTCACCAGCAATGCCGTATGGATCTGCTTGCACGGCTTGAGTTGCAGACAAAGCAATGTTTGCTGGGAAAGACACTGGAGTTACTCCAAGTGAAGTAGTGTTAGATTCTTCTGACCACTGTCCTGAGCTTATGCCATTAATATAAAAATCATAATCTCCTGCACTACCACCAGATGCATAAGTAAATTTTATTACTAATTGAAAGTCTGTATTCTCATCAACTATATCAAATGTATCTGATACAAAACTCCATGCTTGAAAAACGGAAGTTGTAAAAGATTTTAATTCTTCAATAGGTAAAGATGTAGTTGTGTCAATATATCTAAATCCTATTGATACTGATTGTAGATATGCACTATTAGAATAAAAATATGTACCGTTGCAAAAAGATCCAAGAGTTGTATTTAAATCTTGAAAGTTAACTAAATCAGGACTTATCAAACTAATAGTTGCAGTTGAGCCAGATGGTACATTTCCTTGTACAAGAGTCGTATAGCTATCTGGAAATGGTTCTCCAGTTACTCCAACACCAGATGTTACAGATGCTCCAGTTACTGTCCAACTAGAAGTTGCATTTCTTTGCGACTCAGAAATAAGGGTAATATAATCTGCTTGATCATCAAGTGCCCACAATATAGTAGGATGTTCTGAATATACTTTTTCAGCATACAGGTTTGATGGATTAGACATATTACTCCTTAGCCCTAATTATAGCAGTTGTCATTTATTTTTATGTCTATCAATATAGTCAACAAAGAGCCTAAGAATTGGGGGGTTATCTTTTGCTTGTCCCATAGATCTATTGCAATTTTGGCATAATGTTCCACAAACACATTTTTTACACTTTATGTATTAAATAAGACAGTTATCATTGTTGCAATATTTTTCTCCAAGGGCATCAAGATTTTCTATACCGTCATAAATAGCAGACCAGTCAATAGTTGCTATTTTGCCAATATAAGAGTTATATTCTTCTTCTGTAATTTCTTGATAAGGTTGTTGAGGGTATACTTTGTTACCCATTGGTAAAAAAGATACTGCTTTTAGTTGTCCCTCATACATATGTAGTGCTGGGGCAACAAACTTTGTTTCTTCTTCTTTATCAAAAGAAAGCGTTACAGAAACACCATTATCTGACCAGTACTTTTGAGCAGTTGCCGCTAAACCAATTTTTTCAAATAGGCTAACTTCTTTTTCTGATCTTTTATGTCCAGATTTAATTGGAAAATAAACTACAGATGTTTCTTCTGAATAAATGTCATCTTCAATTTTATACCCAGCAGCTTTAAATAAATGTATCATGTTATCTTGTTTTCCAAAACGAATAGCACGAAGATAAAAAGATCCTCCTGGACCCCAGTGAACTCCAGGAGTTGCACCAGAAAGAAGTGATACAGATCCAGAAGGCTTAACGGTTGTTACACGAATTGATTCACGAACACAAAGCCATTCTGAATACTGATGATCATAGTGACGAATTTTTTTGTATCCCTCATCCATCCATTCACGAGTTATTGGCAAACCATTTTGATCAGCAAAGGATGCAATACCTGTAAGTGATGTGCCAATGCGACGATTGCGTTGCATAATTCCATTAGTTTGTGGCCAATGAGTTGGCATTAATGTAACAGTTTTTCCATAAAGGTATGCAAACTTTAATGTCTTAAGAAAATCTTCTTTAGAATCGTGACGATTTAAATGTACCTCTACAAGAGTACACATTTCTCCACTTTCAAGATCCATCTCTGCACATGGGTTCATTCCCATCACACGATAGTCTTTTCCATCTGCTGGATCTGCAAGTCTTCCATAATTACGAGCAACATCAAGCCAAATAAAACCTGGTTCTCCATTGTTAGCAATTAAATCAACATAGTCTTCATACTTAGTTCCAACTTTTGCTGAAATTGAATTATTAGACATGTAAGACCAACCAGGATTTTTTGGATCATAAGAATTTCTTTCTGGAAATACATCAGCATTTTTTAAATTAATAAAATCTTTATCTTCTGGTGAACCAAGAGCAAGTGTTGCCGAACGTCTTACATTGCCAGCAACAACACAGGTTCCAATTAAATTAATAATATCTACTATTGCACGAGAATCAAGGGTTTCTCCTGATCTTCCACCAACAACTCTGCGAAGACGGTCATGCAGCTCTATTAATGGTTGTGGTCCTGATGCGGTTCCACCAAAGCCTTTAATAGGAGCACCCAATGGGCGAATCTCTGAATAGTTGAACTCTTGAATGTTTTGATTAGGACGCAAGAATGAGTTTAATAATATACGAAGTGACTCTACCCAGCCTTCACGGGTATCGGGAATAACATAAGTATTTATAGGCTCTGTAGGGGCATAGATGGGCATTTCTTTGTCTTGACCAACTGTGTCAAACCCTACTCCAATACCCAACATAAGGGCATCCATGACCCATGAGAACAGGGCTCCAGGGTCGTTGCGGTCAATGTCTCTTGTTGAAATCATTGCACAGTTTTGAAGAGATGCTGAGTTTTTCTTTTCCATAGTCATAGCAGTTCCAAATGCCCACATACCACGGCCTGGGGGAGTCCATTTTAAATTAAACATTCTTTCATATGCTTCTTGAGCAGATTTTTGTGCCTTGTTATCATTCCAGGGAAGCCTATTATCTTTAGCATGGTTTTTTTGAACTGAGTACATACCTTCAATTACACGCTTACAAACCTCATACCATCTTTCTTTTGTACCGTCATCTTTGACACGAGAGTACGTACGAATAAATGTAATTTCACCTAACGAGTTTGATCCAGCGTCGGTAAAGCCAAATGGAGCTGGAGCATTCTTGTATTTTGTAATAAAATCATCTAGTAAACGAAAAGAAAAGATATCTGACATTGGATTTGTAAACCTCTCAATAAAATTAATAATAGAACTCTGTATATTGCAGAGTACTCTAAGTATATCACACTGTTATAATATTTTTTTACGCTTGTTTTAAAACATTAAGCATAAAGTAAAGGTTAAGAACTTTTAGTTTTACAAAGTAATTAACTAATTACAAGTTCAGACTTACCATCTTTAACTTCTCCCCATGTAAGGGCTGGTAAGGCTGCTGATATTACAACGTTATTAATTTTATAAGATTTACCTGTAAGCAGATTCATATGCTCTGAAGATGTCCAAGAATCTGTTGCATCTACCCAGTTAAATGTTTTATTAGTGGTGCCAGTTAATGTTATACCGCCACCGTCTGCTGCTACATCTGATGTAGATCCATAGGCAAGAACAATATTCTTATCTTCTACCTGAAGTGTTTGTGTATCAATGGTAGTTGTAGTTCCATTAACTGTAAAATCTCCAGTTACTATTAAACTATTATTTACTGTTGTAGTACCGCTTGTTGAACCAATTGACAGAACGGTTGAGTCACCAGCAAAGTTAACTGTGGCTGCTGTTGTATTAAGAAGATCAAAAGATGTACTCGCTGTAGTTAACGATGTTCCTACAGATGGAGTATTAATAGTTGGGCTTGTTAAAGTTTTGTTTGTAAAAGTTTCAGTTCCTGCAATTGTGGCAAAGTCTGCATCGGATAAAGCGGTATTAAATTCTGCAAGAGTTCCAGATAATGTATTAGTTGTAAGACTAATGGATTTATTAGAAAATGTATTTGTTGATAATGCACTAACTGTTATATCGCTTGTTAATGCAACTGTGCCCGTAGCATCTGGAAACGTAATGGTGCGATCTGCTGTAGGATCTGTAACAATTAAAGTTGTTTCAAAATCATCTGCCGTAGTGCCTTCAAATACAACACCAGTTTTTGTTTTTACATTTTGAAAAGCATCTAAATCTGCAACACCATCTGCAGCACCTTTTTCAGATAAAGAAATGGCTCCAATTTCTGCTGGAGTAATATCTGCAGATGCTTGATAATAATCTAATTCAGACCATAGCGTTGAGCCATCTCCTATTTTAAAAGAATAAAGAGTGCTATTGTATCCAATTTCACCTTCATTAAGGATTGGGTTTGCGGCATTCCATTCAGAGGTTGTACCTCTACGCATTTGAATTCTAGTTGCCACAATTTACCTCCAGATTATGTTTAATTATAGCAGAATTTGTCATGCTGCTGACCCGCCATCAATTGTCATTGCAAAAGATGTTGTTGCTGGTGATCCACCATCTAAAAATGTTTGAAGCCAAGGACCTGATGGACCATTGCCTTGATATTGATAAATATCTTTTACAAATCCATTTTCATCAATTCCAGTATTATGATTGTGATCTGTAACTGAAGCGGTATCATCATAGTTAGCCATTGCTGACCAAGTAGAGTTATAGTAATAATAAATACGATTTGTATTTGTATCTAAATGCATTGCACCATTTGAAGGGCTAACTGGGAAAGTGCTTCCAACAGTTATTGCACTTCCACTAAATGCTGTGGTTTGTACAGAATTATCTGGGAAGGTAACTCCAGTAGCAACCTTGAGTCCTTGTTTTACAACAAAGTCTTTATTGTTAGTTGCCACTAAAGTTCACTGTCCCCTCAGTCCACATTACGCTTCAATAAGCGTTTTGTGAACCTTTACTGTTGTTCCGTTTGTTGATGTTACAAGTAGTCTAACGTTTCCACCAGAAAGATCAGCATCTGTTGTACCAATTTGAGCATTGCTAATTACATCAGCATACTCTGTGATATAGACATTGCTATTTCCATCAACTGTTATAAGAACTTCTAGAACCTCAATATCATTACCGTTCTTCATTTGAACAATATACTTTGCTGAACTGTAGTTTGTTGCTGACCAAGAGTCAACTACTGTTGCACTTGTTGTAGAAAGACTTGTTGTAGCAGTTCCGATAAGGGCATCTGTTAATGCTATTTGCGTAAATGTTGTTGTGCCATCTTTAATATCATCAACTAATCCATCTGCATAATCTTCTGCATCTGTCTGAGCAGTATCTGCATATGCTTGATAAGCAGTTGTGATTGCTGTCTCTCTGCCATTTGTGTAACCATTTGCTGCTGCTTCTGCTGCAGACTGTGCTGCGTTGGCTTTAGTTGTAGCATCTGCTGCTGCTGCAGACTGTGCTGCTGAAGCATAACCTTGTGCGGCTGTATCAAGATCAGAAATCTCTGAGTTAACATATGATGTATTTGCTTTAGTTGCAACCAAGTTAGCAACATCTGATGCATAATTTGGATTATCTGCAATTGCTGCAGCCAACTCATTAAGAGTATCAAGTACTTCTGGTGCTGAATCAACAAGGGCTGCAACTTCTGAGTCTGTGTAAGCCTTTGCTGCAGTTTCTGCAGCGTTAGCCTTTGTAGTAGCATCTGCTGCTGCTGCAGACTGTGCTGCGTTGGCTTTAGTTGTAGCATCTGCTGCTGCATCTGAAATTGCTGCTGACTTAGCAGTTGCAATATCAGTTGTTACTGTTCCATAAAGTGTTGTGTCTGCTGATGTAGCAAATGTTTCTGCGTTAGTCTGTGCAGTTGCTGCTGCTCCAGATACATCATATGCTGATGCGGTTGCATTAAGTGCTCGCTGATTTGTAAAGTAAAGGTTGCCTGCTTCTGAAACATCATCTGTATCCAATGTTGGAATATCTGTTATAAGAGCAATTGTTCCTGTTACATTTGGTAATGTTAAAACAATATCTGCTGTTGGATCTACTACTTGAAGAATTGTTTCAAAATTATCAGATGTAGCACCCTCAAAAGTAATTTTATCTGCAAAGATAGGATCTGTTGATACTGTTGCTGTTATTTTACCAGTTGTATCATTGTAACTAAATGCAATTCCATTTTGTGAACCATCAAACATACCTGCTGTGGTGTCTTGAAGAAATTCGGTTGATGCCTCTGTAAGAACATCTGAGCCATTGACAGTAGCAGTACTACCCTCAACAACTAAACCATTCTTAATTCTAAAGGCTTTATCTACTGTTGCCATGCGTTGCTCCTTTGGGTCATGCCTTAAGACCAGTTCGGTAATACCTTATGGTCATAGGCGTTAGTAATGGTGTTACCGTCATACTGATTATACCAGAATTTAAATTAGCAGTGATATTTCCAATAGGATTTGTTGTATTGGATACCGTGCCAAACTCTGTTATATTTTGATTTGTTCCGTCAAAAACTATGTTAATCTCTGTGCTTTTATAAACACTTGTTGCAGTGTGAGACATCTGAATCATATACTTTATAGTTCTCCATGTAGCAGTATCTATTGTGTCAAATACTGTTGCAGTTTCAATACCGTTGAT